GGCTCACCGGCTCCCGGTCGGGAATGTCCACCGACACAAGCGCCACCTCCACGCGGGCGGCGCGGCGGGCGTTCTTGAACGCATCCGGGATATATTTCACAGTGGCGTGCAGCTCTTCCAGCTTTGCGGCCAGCTCTTTCCGTTCGTTGGTGCAGGGGTTGCGCAGGGTTTCGGCGTTGAGCAGACAGCGCACCTTGCCGCCGTCCTGCATGATGTCCAGTGCTTTGAGCAGGTGCGCGGCACCGGCGGAGAAAGGCGGATTCATGACGATTGCGGCGTATTTCGTGGTGGGGCGGAAGGTCAGAAAGTTATCATGCACCACCCGAAAACCGTCTTTCTTCAGCACGGCGCGGAAGTCGCTGGAAAGCTCGATGCAGTCAAGCTCTGCGCTTCGTGCCTTTCCCTTGTCGTATTGGTCAACCTCGCCGGTCTTATAGTCGTGGTGGACGTTGAACGCCAGAGCGTGGACCTGACGGGCAAGTGCTCCATCACCGGCGGACGGTTCAAGAATGGGGCGCGGGTAGGTGGTGAACCCGGATTTTACTTCCCGCAGGGAGAAAACCATATCAAAGGCCAGGCTGTCCGGCGTGGGGTAGAAGTCCAGGGAATCGTTTGGGGTGGTCATCGTGTAAACCTCTTTTCGTGTTTCGTGTCATGCACCCGGCGGGCTGCCGGGGCTGTGGGGCTGGGCCGCTTTATCCGGTGCGGACCCTGCCAGGGCATCCGGTGCAGGTCATGCAAACAGGCGGTTGCAAACCTGCTGTATTTCGTCATTCGCTTTCATGGGAGCCAGCAGCACGGCCACGGCGGCGCGTTTCGGGTCTGCGGTGTCAGTTGCCAGGATGGGCGCAAGCGGGTTGTTGCTGCCGTGGTAAACAAATTCGTGATGATTCACAAAAGCGTCATACTCCGAATCTATCATGATGGGCCGGGACCCGTTGCGGAACATTCGGAACGTGCCCCAGATCTTGCCCTTCATTTCGACTTCCTGCAAAAGTGAAGTGCGCTTGACCTCTTCTTTGCAGTCGCTCAACTTCTGGAACATCTGCGCGGCGGTCAGCTGGTACGGATCGTTGACCACAAACCCGTCATCACTGGAAACGATGGTCACACCATCGGCGGGGGCCGCC